GGACATGTTGTATTTACCTTTATTTGTATTTAGTCTTATTATTAGGTAAAATTATTTGATTTGGTTTCAAACGGGTATAAATATTAACAATATGAGTTCAGAAGATTTTTTCAAAAAATTAAGCGAGAGTCACCCTTTTGTAACGGTGTGTCATTATGCCAGCCAAGATTATGTTGGCATAGTACAAAACAGAGATGATGTGGTAACTACTATATACGACTATGGTGCTATAGTAGAAGCAGAACTTAAAGAAAAGTTCTTGTTGTTAGGTGATCAGTGGTGGTGGGAATCAAATAGGTTAATACCCATAAACATCTTTTTAAAAGATGAATGGCAAGTATTCAAACCTTACTTACGAACGTTCAATAATAAAAGCTTAACAATATTACACGGACCTACAGTTAGTATGACTGACTTAGGTAAACGTAGGTCAAAAAGACGATCAATTACTTTAGTTAAACGCCTCTTTTAGCTCTCAACTTCTTTCTCTTTTCTTTTGCTCGTTCTAGTGTAAGCTTACCTACTCTGTCATCAAAGCATATCGCATTTAAATGATCCAGTTCGTGTTGATAGACTCTAGCCATTAAACCAGTATAGTCTTGCTGTACTTTTTCACCAGCAACGTTGTAATACTCTACTGAAATATCTTGGTATCTTTCTACGTACATCCAAAGATCAGGAAAACTCAAGCATCCTTCTTGTTCTCTGATTCTTTCAGTACCAGAAATGATTTCTGGATTGATACACGCTACTAAATGTTCTGGATTGCCCATAACAAATATGCGTTTAGATATACCGCATTGCGGTGCAGCCAAACCAATGCCGCCATGCAATACCATTAGTTTAGCCATAGCTTTTACAAGCTCACTAGGGTCACCATCTGTTTCCCAGTCCCAATAGTCTGCTACTTCTCTTAGTATTTCGCTATCTTCACTAACAAGTTTAAGATCCATTAGTTTCCTCTTTTAATAAATTCATGTGTACTACTACCAATTGTCCATAACCCAGAGCATGGCTCTTTTTGAACTGATAACCATCAGTGCCTTTTTCCCATACTGTTTCGTTTACTTCTTTCCAAGTATTACCTATCAAATGTCTTTTAGCAGGTCTGATAACAGCTAGAAACATAGCTAGTCTGGGTATACTATCAATAGGTTCAGGCATCTTTCTAATGGTATCATACTGACCATTCAAGTGAATTAACTGCTCTACGATTTCGCGCTTATTTAACATAGTCCAATCAGGTTCGCGCATCAAACTAATCAAGTGTTCTTCGCTTTTTACTTTTTCGTAAACATGTACGTTTAGAATATCTAGCTTAAAATATCCTCGTTCTTCTGCTTCTTCATAAGAAATCGCAGCCATATTATTTACTGGATCGTAAGGTATATTACAAGGATAGATACCAGAAGCATGTTTTCTGATAGGTGTAATGTTGCGCATAGAAGCAGGTACGTGTTTGATTTTTTCTAAAATCAAATCTCTATTACCTACGTCAATGTCTACGTCAAAGTTTAGTTTCACTTTTTCATCAAACCTGCTGCTATCAATTTCTTATAAGCATCTTGTACTACAATCGCTTGGTGTTCAGCATCTTCTACAGCATTGTGTGTAGTCTTAGTACCATACTTTTTGTCTTTTAGTTTTACACCAGCTATTTCAAATAGTGTTCTAGTGTCTCTTACTGAATAGAAAGGCCATGGTATTGGATTTGGTTTATCAGTTAAAGTTTGTCTAAATGCTGTTTCCATAACTACTACGTCAAAAGGGGCACCGTTTGACCACACAGCATCTTGATTCCAACAATAATGATACAACACTTCCATACAGTCTTTTAATGACATTCTACCTTGTTCATTAAATGCAGCATCTAATGCTTCAGGAGACTGTTGTGACCACCATCTGAGGGTGTCATCGTTAATGATTCTGTTGTACATTTCAGTTTGATCTTCAATAGTAGGCTTTAGCTCTAGTCTATCGTAAACACCTTCACCAAAGGGGTTAAACTTTACTACACCAATAGTAAGGATAACACAAAACGGAGAGGTGTCTAGTGATTCAATGTCAATCATAATACTTGCCATTTATTTTTTATTCCAAAGATAAATATAGTTTTACTTAGAGAGAAATATATGTACCTTAATAACAAATACAATATGTATTATTATAACATTATTAATAGAGCAAGATCAAGAACTTTGGATAAAGATACTTACACCGAAAATCATCATATTATTCCTAAGAGTTTAAAAGGAACTAATGATAAATCAAACCTTGTAAGGCTTACTGCTAGAGAACATTTTATATGTCACCTCCTGCTGACTAAAATGACGACCGGAAGTGATAGACGCAAGATGGTTCATGCTCTTTGGTGTATGGTAAATAAGAAAAATTCTTCTAGATATACTCCAACGTCTAGACTATACGAAATAGCAAAAAAGCAACGAAGAGAAGTTTTGAAAGCAGTACGTGGAGAAAATCATCCCAATTACGGTAAAAAGAGACCTGAAAGAACTTCAGAGATATTCACACCTGAATGGAGAGAAAATATTTCAAAATCAAAACAAGGAATAGTGCCTGCTGCTGTTCCTAAAGGATCAACACGCGGTAGTGAATTTTGTGCTGCTCTATCGGTTCGCAAGAAAGAGTTATTTGAAATTAATAAAGATAATCCAGACTACAATAAAAGACCTCCTTGCAAACCAGAAACTGCTGAAAAGATAAGAAACGCTAATATCGGTAAAAGATGGGTAAATGATAAAAAAGGAAATAAGGTGTATGCCACCCCTGAACAATATGATGAATTAATAAAACAAGGCTGGGTTCCAGGCATCGGTGAGACTGTGTTAAGAACTTGCGATTACTGCGGTAAACAATGTAGAGGTGTTAATTACACTCGTTGGCACGGCGAAAAATGTTCAAAAAAATGAGACGGCATATTATTTCCAAGTAAGTTCAGCCCACATTCTTTCTTTGTCTGTTTTTAAGTATATACGTCTAGAGTATTCTTCTATACTCCAAGACCAATGTTCGTTAAAGTTATACTGTATTAGGTCTGAAGCATACCAATTATCATAGTCAGCTAATTCAGTGCTTGTTCCCCAATTCTTAATACACCAGTCTCTTATTTCGTTAAACTTTGCTATTGATTCTAGCTGCTTATTTTGTTGAGTATTGTGCCAACCACGAGAAAACTCTACAGACAAGCAGTAATTAAAGTGGTTGTGACCTTTATATCTGCCGTCCAGCTTAATGAACTTTAGCTTGACATCACTCATTCACATAATTTCCAATGTAAATATACTTTATCGCTTATTGTAACACGTTTACTAGTCATCCACCAATCTTTTAGGTAACCTTGATTGGGGTATTTTTCCCGTAACCAAGTTTCTAGGGCACGAGACCATTCTGTTTGAATGAATAATTGATCTTGCCATTCACCGTCAATAAGCATCTTTTTAGTGATCTTTTGATTGGTGGGTACGTAATCAATTATGTCCACAGGATCATAATAATTGAAGCCCATGATTCTTTACCTCGTCTAAATTTAATTTTAAGTTGATCGTTTACTTCTCTAGGAACATTCATAATGTACATACTATGTTTTGGATCAATCATCCAATCCCAGTCCCAACCTTGTTTACCCACATTCTTTTCTAAATACGATCTGTAATGATAATTTGGATCGTCTGTAACTGTTTCTGTTTTACCACCATCACCGTCATCATGTAGTGTTAGCCATTCTTTCTTTGGCCAAGGAATCGTAATCGTAGTGCCGGGCATACACTTCCACCAAATGCGCTCTATGATGTTAAATCTAAACCGTTCTTTTACTTCACGCTTGCTCATAGCCACCTCAACTTAAACCACATATACTCTTGTTCATCTTCAAATATAAAATAATACTCCTTAAATTTCCATTTACGTAACTCATTAATTCCCAATGTTTCTCTGCACCAACATATCATAGCATATACATCATTGTCACTTAAGTCGTCAACGTCAACAGTATACGTCACGAGAACCTTCCCATCTAAGTCTAAACCACATCAGGTCTCTTTCATCTTTGAATGCGATAAAGATATAATCGGTGCCGCCGAGTTCGTTTATTTCCCATTCTTTAGTATAAGAGTCTTGAATCACCCGTAAAAAGTCAAATCTAAACTTGTCTTTTAAGTTTTCGTGACACCATTTATTAATTACATAATGACCAGCGTATCCTAAATCCCAAAAATAAACAGTATGCTCATGATCATCAAAATGATACACGTAAGGATAACCATGATAATAATCTTTTATTCTAGTTGCGCGGATGTTATAATCAGGATCATGAAATCTTTCATACTGTGCTCTAGTTTCAAACCCGTGTTTTTTTAAAAACAGTTTTTCTCGCCAGTCTAAGTATAACTGTTTTATCTTTTTAGTATAGCCCATACTCGCAATTTATCTAACTCTTCAACCAATGACATAGCCTGTTCTTCAGTGCCAACCATGATACCAATCACACTTCTCCATTGATGGGGAATATATCTATCATCATTGGGTAGTTGTTCATACAAATTAAGCGATACAATAGTTTGACAGTTATTTTTTGTTAGCAAACACGCTTCAAAGTTTTTAGTAATCTTAAACACGGCATTAAGTAAGGTCTTATAAGTGTAGTTATATTTTACTGCTGTACCTTCAGGCCAAGTAACCAAATAACTTCCTTTCTCTTTTTTGTATGTAAAATATTCCATCATTCCCACCTCAACTTAAACCACATTCTATGCGATTCATCTGATATATACCAAACATCATAACGACTGTATAAAGAACCTTGGTATTCAATATGAATATCATTTTTTTCGCACCAATTCCAAACTTCTTGTCTATTAGAGAAATTTGTAAGTACATATTCATTACTGTTTCTACCACTGTTTTCCGTTAGAATTTTAAATAGTGCTTCACTTGAAAGTGATTTTGATCTTAACTCCATCTCAACAAAAACCATTCATAATCTTTAGATTCTTTAAAGGCAAACCTATTATCAAATTGACGATACTCACCTGTAGCGTTTTGTTTAATCCATTCTGTCACTTCATCCAACTGTTCATACGAAACAATAGCTCCTGCGTAACCACTCATGATACAAAGATTGTATAGCAACTCTTGATCCAACTGTTTACGAATGTTGTTCGCCATTTCAGTTACAATCTCGTCATGCTCGTTTTGCGACAGGCTCATTAGTAACCAGCTTCTTTCAACAATTCTTTAACTTGCTTTACTTGATCTTTGTTGCGCAAAAACTTTAGTGCCCATTGTTCAGGATTGATGTAATCAAAGATCAATCGTTGCTGACCTTCATCTAAGCTTTCAATAAATTCAATACCAGATTCACTTTGATACAACATCCAAGCACTGATTTTGCCAAGAGTAATCATATAGCATATACGGTTTTTACTACCATAACGCAAACAATCACTTGCTAGAATATTATCAGGCTCTGCTAATTTGATAGTAGTTTCGATACTTCTTGCTATAGCGTCTAGCGGGTCTTCTTCGCGCAAATAGTAAATCAAGTATCTGTTATACACTTGATCACTAGTCCAAGTATCAATAGAAATTTTGTTATCTAGCAACCAGTCCAAATAGCGGGTGATATTGATAGCATTGATATCAACACAGTAATTGCCAAATTTAACAAAGGCTATGTAATAAGCACTTTTTGCAAAGTCTAAGTAAGTTTTTGGCTTTCTTGAGTTAGTATTCTTTTTATAAAAAGCAAGCCAACACTGAAACGCTATTCTGTTTCCAGCTAAATCCTTTTCATGTACTCTACGCTTAGTTTCGCACATGTGTTTGAACATTGTTTGTTCACGTTGAAATTGCTTATTACAAAAGTCACAAACAAATTCAGTTACCTGAGTCTCGCTCATATTGATTAATTTCATCATTGGTTACAATAGTGCTCAACAGTTCGATTTCGTCTAATTTTAATGTTGGGAATTTTTTAGCTAGTACTACTTTCTTTTTGTGCTCGGTAACAAATACTTCTGCTACTTCTGCTATATCCTTTTCACTAGCTGTTGGGTATATCTTTTTATAGTAGTCTTGAATTTCTTTGAGTTTAGCTGCTTCTTTGAGCAAGCTTACTTTCTCACCTATCTTGGGTACCCACTGATGAAACTGTTTTCCTGCACCCGGACTAGCAGCACACAACATTAGCCACTGTAGCTTTGGGTGCGAGTGCTCTTTGCTAGCAATCATATGATCTAGCAAATACTTGTTAGCATAATATTCTGTGCTTTGCAAATAGTATCGCTGTAAATCTTTGTTACCTTTAATGCCACTCATCCATTGAACTAACATGAAAGGTACAAACTTTTTTTGTTGCTCAGTAGTTAGTCTATCGAAAAAGTCATAGTCTTTTCTGTCCAAAGCTTCTAGTGTTTTGAACAGATCCAAATCTTGATTTTCAAAAGCTTCATCTTTTGGTACAGATTTCTTAGCCATTAAAAGATTTTTCCATAGTCAACGATTTCACAGTTTCTACTAATCTCTTTAACAAAGTACAAGCATCTGGGCTTTTCACTGTCGTCAATGGGTACGCATAAGAACTGTCCGTTTCTTAGTCTAGGAGAGAACCAAGTTACATCTTGATAAACATCTACGATTTCGATTGGTAAGAAATCAGGCGCGTATGATGTAAGTGGGTTGAACTGAAACGCA